ATCTCCACTAGACATATCATCACATTTTGATATAAAATCAATAAATGGTTTTACTATATTTAAATCATATATGTTTCCAATAAGTCCTCCTTGATATTCAAGCATTCTACGAACATCTATAAGCTTAGCATCAATATCAAGATTGCTATACATTTCTTCTACGCAATGAACTTGTTTAAATCTGATGTCATTTATTAATTCTTTAATATATCTTTCTGTCAATATCATTCCAGCTATAAATACATCTTTATCTTTATCCTCAGCATACAAGTTAGCATAATACTGTAATAAAGACCCTTGTCCATCTAAAGTTCTCATACTCTTTCCATCAAAGTAATCATCTCCAAAATAGTTCTTTAATTCATTATTCATAATCTTACCTCCTGAAATATATTTGAAACACTTAAACATATATAACTATTTACTTTATAATTTTCTTCTTAAATTCCTTAATAGCATTCTCTAGATTATCAACAATGCTATCATATGTTGAACCAGGTAATACATTATCTTCTAAAAAGTGAGACTCTAATACTGAATGCTCTATCTCTACAACATGCAGTAATTCTTCTACAGTATTTCTATTAGATATATCTATAATGTAGTTAGCTATTTCTTTTCCTAAATCTCCAATAAGTTCAAAGATAGGTTCTTCAACGTTATCTAGTTTGCTTTCTAATTTTAATACACTCATGACTACAGGAGGGATAACATCCTCATATAGAATCTCTGTATAATCTATAGCACCATATTTTTCATAAGATTCCTGTAATACTGCTTTAACTACATCTTCATCTATTTCTATACCTATAGCATATTGAACGATATCAGCTAAGCTAAAACACTTTTCTGCTTTATCGACTGCTATCAATTTATACAGTAATGGTATTTTAGCCAATAAATTTAATTCATGCATAGACCAAAGTATATCTTGTCTAGTTTTAGGATGCATATTATCATATACATCATTCTCATATATTTCAGCTAATTTCTCTATACCTTTGATTAAATATTCTCCTAATTTAGATTGCACATCAAGTATTTCATATAAATCATTAAGCTCATTATATTTACTAGCTTCAGTATGCTCCTTAAGCAACGCTACTTTAAACTCATTTAATGTGTGTGTAGCACTATCATCAAATTCTTTAGATAATTCCAAACTCTTAATAATATTCTTACAAACTTCTACATTCCATTCTTTCATATTTTCCTCCTTATTTTATACTAAACTATTAGTTTTATTATATTCTTCAGACATCGCTTTAAGTTCCTTTAAAGCATCTATAGCTTTATTTATAGCCTCATCTGAGAAATCACAATTCTCAAACATATCTGTAGCATCATATGCATCTGCTACTTTTGTATATCCACAGACTTTAAATATCTTTTCTTGAATTTCTTTAATGTTAGCAACCTTGTCACTCATAGCTATAGTTATATCAACAGCTTTTTCTATTTCAACATAACTATCTACATATTCATTATCTTTATACAGATTCATAATATTATTCATATTTTCCATTCTTTCAGGTTGTGTTACACCATATACAGCCTCTAATTGATTTATATGATTTATATATTCTTCTATGTATTTAAATATGTGGTCACATCCATATGTTGCAAGTTCTTCTCTCCAATTAGGAATTCTAGCCACTACTTCACTTTCATGCACATCATATACCTTTTCTATAGCTAATTTGACAGGAATTATTAAACCAAAATATGCACTATAGTATAGATATCTAATTAGATTATATTGATATTCTGTTAATAGATATCCATTAGAGAAGTTATAGATATCATTCAATTTTTTATATATTTCATAATCTCTGTCTAAGTTTTTTCTATCAAATCCAAAAAAGTTATACACTTTCTTTAAGTCTTCAAGACATGCGACACTGTCATTTAATTCGATAGCCATATTTTGAATAATCTCTCTATCAGTTTCAAGTCTTAATTTTTCTAGTAGTTCACTTACATTATACATATTAAGCCTCCTTTATTTTTCAAATAATATATATACAGTATCCTGAAATCTTCCAGCTATACTAATACTGATAGCTTTAGCTTTATATCTATCATATTCTTCTTTAATAGCCTTATTTATAATGTCTTCATTTGTTCTTATCTTCTTATCCCAACTAAGAGAAGTAGATAAATCATAACTTTTTACATATGTTTCAGCCATACTCACTATAGATGAGCATAATATTAATCCCAATAATAGTTTCTTCATAATAATTCCTCCTTACATTAATCTAGATAAAATGACAAGAGAGCTGGCGACTACACCAGCTCCAGTTGTGAGTATAAACTCAGTCTTACTTATTTTAGATTTATTCATTACCGCACTAATAATCATCCAAGCCGAAATTCCAAACACAACACCTACTACTATGTAAGTTGCCATTTTATATCCTTCTCCTTATTCACCTGCTGTTATTATACATTCATCACCATCATATAATACCTTAGCTCTTATTACATATCTAAGACTATATGAATCTACACTGCTTTCTACATCTATTTTTGATAGCACTCTTTTTAAATGCTCTTTTACGTATTCTAGTATCTTATCCTCTACTCTACATAATATCATTTCTTCTAATGAATACGACTTGTCTAATAATGTGTCTTTGTTTAATTTAAGAACATTCATTTCACACTCATCATCAATAGACGAATTACCATCATCTGACCTATAATTTAAATTTATATAAACTTCTACTTTTCTTGTAGACTTAATAAAACTTAAATCATACGATACTCCTAATTCACCATCTTTTAATTTACCCATACTACATCACTTCTCCTTTATATCTTTTTTAATTTAATAATCTGTTCGATTATTATTTTACTAACTTTATGTTCATCACACATCTCTACTACAGATAAGATATTCTCAGCCATTATACCAAGTATATTTCCATCTATTGCACATTCCCTATCTTTCAAAACATTAGTAATTTCTTCTAAATTATGGTAATTAACTACCTTAGGTTCAGGCCATGTATATTCAGAATTCTTATTAATCTTGTTTATAATATTTCTATAGAAAGTAGATTCTCCTGTATGGTCTAACACTGATAAATCAACTGATATGATATCATCATCAACCATAGATGTTATTATTTTTAGCTTAGTATTTGTGAGCATAATTATCCTCCTTATTTCTCTATAGTAGTTCTTCTTTTCTTATTAATATCCTTACTAGATAATATATCTTCCCATTCTATAAGCATCTCAGCATCAAGATATCTATTTTTATCAGAAGCCGTTATCTTTTCTAAATAAGTTCTTCTTTCTTTTAATCCTTTCATTTCATCTTTAACTATATTGATTTCTAGATTAGATAGTCTATATACTCTCATCATTACTATATAATCCGCTTGCTCTCTAGATAAAGGAAATGCTTTCATTAATTTTACTATACTATCTTCTTTACCATTAGATTTCCTTATTATAGAAATTGCTTTATCCATATCTTTATTGATTATAACAACTCCCTCTAATAAATGATATCTTTTTAAGTTATTCTCTAATTCATATTTAAACTTATTATATAAGCATTTACTTCTGAAAGATACAAAATATTCCATAACTTCTTTTAAGTTTAATAATCTGTATTCTTTATTATCTAATAATACCATCATATTTAATACCTGACTGTATTGTAAACAAGTTTTCTTTAAAAGAATATCTACAAGTTCATCGTACTTTGTACCAGTAGATACTCTAATTCTTACTTTAATTTCCCCATTAGCAGACAAGTCTTCTACACCAGCTATAAGATACCCAATATCTTTATCAGCTTTCAATACAGATAAGTTCTCCATAAATGTTTCTTGAGTACGCATATATGGTAATTCATCTATAACTAAATAAGTCTTACTATCATCAACTTCTTTATGCCATTTACCAGTTATAGTACAAGCACCTTTACCAGTTTGATAAAATCTGTATACTGAACTCATTTGTGATATAACTCCTCCAGTAGGAAAATCTGGACCTTGTAATGTGTGTATCATTTCAGTTATACTCATCTTTGGGTTCCTTATAAACTTTATACAAAGCTTAATAACGTTCGTTACGTTATGAGGAGGTATCCAACACATATATGGAGTTGCTATACCACTATTTCCGTTTATAAGCACATCTGGTAATACTGCTGGTAAATGTACAGGTTCTTCAAGAGTCTCATCATAATTTGGAATAAACTTTACAGTATTTTTATCTATATCTTTAAGTAAGTAGTTATAGCTATATTCAGATAACTTTATTCCTGTATAACGATATGCTGCGAAACCTTTACTAACAGCATTTCCAAATCCTCCTTTACCTATTAGTAACGGGATATTCTTACTAACATCTTTTACCATATTAATTATACCACTATAAATACCATCAGGACCAAATGGATGATACTTACCCATAACTGACCCGATTACAAACGCAGATTTTTTAAATACAGCATTAGGAGTTAATCCTAATTTATATGCTTCATATAATATTCTACGCTGAACTGGCTTACAGTTATCATATACGCAGGGAATAGCTTGGTCTTCTAACGTATAAGTAGAAAACTCAAGATAATCCTCCTTTGCCAATTCCTCCGCACTAATTTTACGCATCATTCATCACCAATCCGATTATCTTTTTACATATGACATCTACTGCCTTATTGAATATCCATAACGCTGGTAGTATTACGGATATAACTATAAGAAAGCTTGCAATTCTGTCACAAAATTTCCATCTACGTGCCCATATAAGTCTTACACGTGGATTCTTTTTCTCAGCTCTTCTTTTATCATCTAACCAATTCATAATAACAGCATCTATCATAAGAAATAAAAACACGTTCACAACGTATATCGCACATATATAAAACTTATCACTGTTTAACATATTAAATCTCTCCTTTCTCTATAAAAAGTTTTCTAGGTTCAGAACTACTACCTTGAAGTTTAGTAATTATTTCAGATAATCTTTCAAAATCCTCTGGAATTATTTGAACTAAAGCACCTGATTTAGGATTCATTACATAGTCTCTAAAGTCATCAGCATCCATTTCCCCAAGTCCCTTAAATCTACTTATTTGATATTCTCCCTTTACCGATTTAATCCTTTCTTCTAATACATTTTTATTTCTACAGTATATAGTTTCCTTTCTAGTCATAATTTTAAATAATGGAGCTTCTGCAAAATAAAGATGTCCTGTTTTAACTAACTCAGGCATATGGTTGACAAAGAAAGTTAATAGTCCAAGACGGATAGCAGACCCACCTGGGTCAGCATCAGTAGCTATTACGATTTTATTGTATCTAAGTTTTGATATATCGCAATCTTCACCTACTCCTGTTTCTAATGATTGTACAAGTTCTCTAAACTCTAAGTTCTGTAATACTTTATCTATACTAAGACCTTCTGTATTAAGAACTCTTCCTCTAAGGGAAAATATAGCTTGATACTTAGGGTCTCTAGCAGTCTTTACAGTTGAGAGGGCACTCAACCCTTCAACGACCCATAGCTCGCATTCTTCTGATTTCTTACTACTACAGTTACTAAGCTTTCCAGATAATGCTCCAAACTTTTTAACTTCTTTAGTCCCCATCATAGTCTCTTTAGTTTTAGCTATAATTTCTCTAAGCTTTCTATAAGATAATGCTTTCTTTACTATAGCTGATGCTTGACTTGGATACTTTCTAAGATATTCCAGCATATTATTATACACTACGCTTCCTACCCAATTTATTAAAGAAGTGTTTGCAAGCTTTGTTTTAGTTTGGTTTTCATATTGTGGAGCAGATATCATTACTGAAACTATAGCTACTAATCCGTCTCTTAATTCGTTACCAGTAATGTTTTCGTCTTTATCTTTTAATAGCTTAGCTTCCCTAGCATATACGTTTACAGCCTTTGTAAAACCGCTCCTAAAGCCTGTAACGTGTGTTCCATCATCTACCATCTTTACTTTATTGGCATATGAACGTAATAATTCATGTCCATTAGTATATGTAAGAACTACTTCCAATTCCTGTTTATCCTCTTTCTCTGCAAAATATATAGGTTTGCTCAGTATAGTATCTTTCTTATCTACCATTTCATTAAGCATATCTACAATTCCAGCTTGACTATAATAAACATCTTCCTTATCATTATAGTATTTAAATACAAATTTGACTCCTGGATTTAAATATGCATTGTCTCTAAGAGCTGCCTTTACTTTACTCTTATTAAACTTAGTAACTTCAAATATAGTTTTATCTGGCTCCCAAGACATAAGAGTTCCGGTTTCTTTAGTCTTTTCAAGTTTCTTTATATCATTAAGCTTATGTCCTTTACTAAAGTCTTGCTCATAATGATATCCATCTTTCCAAGATTCTATATGAAGTCTCTCTGATAATGCATTTAATACTTTAAGTCCTATACCATAGTTTCCTCCAGATATCTTATAGTTAGATTCTGCTGTAAGCTTTCCTCCAGCATGCATATCTGTACAAAGTATTTCTAGTACTGGTCTATTATGGATAGGGTGCATATCTACTGGTATACCTCTTCCATGGTCTCTTATACAAAAAATATCCGTATCTCCATTATCTATAATAGAGATGTATATAGTATCTCCAAAGCCTGCTATAGCTTCGTCGATACTATTTGTAAGAGACTCTACTAAGCATTGATGGAGCCCTTCGGCTCCATTATTTCCTATATACATAGACGGTCTTTCTCTCATTCCATCAAGACCCTCTAAAAGTTCTATATCCTTTGCTGTATATTGTGTATAATCTTTACTGCTCATCTAATAACCCCCTATCTTCAAGTTTTTCTGTATTAACTGTTATAGTAATCATACTATGCTCTGTGTAGTCTTCTCCATCTATAAAATCATCTCTAAGCTTTACAGCCTTATCATACAATTCATTCAACGTATCATTTATAAATGTAGACGGATTTTTACCAGTTTCATCTACAAGAGAACTTGACTCTACTACAGTATTAATATTCTCTATAGCTTTATCTGTTCTTTCCTTTATAGAACTACTCATGTATATTACATTCTCAGTCAACGTAACATTACTTTCCTCAGAGTAGTATTCAAATTTAATACTTGCATTAATCTCATTCTTTTTAGGGAATATATTGCCAATTATAATAATTTTAAAATCGTCTCCTCTTACTGGTGCTATGCTCATATTTAACCTCTCTTTCTTATTTTATATAAACTTAATAAAATCAATAAACCATTTGAAAGCTGATTTTATACTATACGTATTTATATCAATATTATATGTTACTAAATCATTGATAAATGTTGACTTTTCTTTATCCCATTTATTTCCAAATACCTCATTATCTTTTAAAATGTAGTATAGAGTGTTTTTGGAAACTTTGTATCTCTTACCATAATTTTTACTAATTTCATTTTTAATGTATTTATGTAGTAAGTCTATTATGTATAACTCATCTACACAATAGCAATAATCAGTAAATGAAAATATTCTATCACAGTTATCATATATAAGATGTTCTAAGTTAATATTAAACTTATCAGACACTAGTCTAATTTTAACTACGCCTTCATTCCATGGTTCTACCGAATAGTCTCTGTGTATTAACACTCTATACTTCATTAACTCATCTCTCTTTCTTTAGTTTAATATCATTAAAAGTCAAGTATTTCTATATTATCAAATATTTGACTCTTAAGAGTTTCATCCATATCTATGTATTCAAATATATCTTTATCATTAAATTTATTATGTATTTCTTTATCTCCGGGTTCAAACTTAACCATCTTGTAATAATCAGTATAATCAGGTATAGATGCAAATATTATATATTTAGATTCTATATCTGCTATTAAATAACAAACACCTCTATCATCAAACTTTTCCCCTATGTAAACAGTAATGTCTTTACCGTCATCATCCTTTATTACAAAGTGAGCAAATATATCATACTTACGACCCATATTTTCTTTAGTTCCTTTATACATATCCATACTATCATTCCTCCTATTATATTCTATATTGTGCTAAATTTTTAACATAATACTCTATTAATTCATTTTTATATTTTTTAACCATAGTATACGCTATATTAAACTTTTCCTGAGCACTATCATCAGATATCTTCTCATTCAAAGCTAATTCAGCTTTGTATCTTATTTTAAACTTTTCTTTTTCAAAAGGTATTACTTCTATAGTGGCTATAACGCCTCCTTCGTACCCTCTAATACCATCTTCGTCCTTTACTGGATTTAACAAATATACTTCGATATCATTATTATACTCATTAAGAGCTAATAATATCTTTCTACCTTTGTTTTTAGCTTTTGCTATTATATCTAGTTTTGGTGTTATAAAGTTGTCCATATTCTTTCCTCCTTAAAAAATAAAGAGCTCCGAAGAGCTCTTATTAACTATTCTAATCTATCTAGGTAGTCTTTAAACAATTCCGCTTGGCATGCATCCAATATACCTATCACTTTTGCGTTTAATACTTTGTATTCTTCTGAGTCAGGTTCACTCTCTATAGCTAAATTATAGTCTACACTATACTCTCCATCATTTTCCACTACTCTAAGTCTAGCTAATCTGCTAGCATTATAGATGTTTTTTCCATCTTCATCTTTTCTACCAGTAGGTATAGCCTCAGTTATTATGATGTAACCAGCTGTGTCTTTATCATCCCCATCATCATCACGCCATAATATTATATCAGAATCTTTATCAACTCCTGGCATAGTAAATATACATAAAATATTATTTTCATTTATTGTTCCCATATCTATCCCTCCTAGTATTTTAAATAATCTTCACTTTCTATAAAATCCAAAATTTCTTCTTCATAATTATGAAGAATTACAACTACCCTATCTTTCCTTACTTTCATTAATTCTTCATTACCTACTTCAGTTGGACCAGCAACGATTGTATAATCTATGTAAAAGTGCTCAGGTGATTCCTCATGTACACTTATATATACTTCTGCTATTACTCTAGCATCAGAAGAACCATCTTCATAAGTTTCAGCATCTGGTTCTATTTGCATAACTACTAATTTACCAAGACACCCTTTATATGCTAACACTATTTTAGTTCCATTATCGTCCATAACTCCTAATACTTTATCATACATAACTCCTAATACTTTGTCAGCCATTATTCATTACCTCCTTGTATATCAAATTCTCTTATTGTGTTGAATGGAGCAAGACTCTTTGTGTAAACATCTGAACTATCGTATTCTTTAAACTCATCGAATATACTTCTCAATATAATGTTACTTCTGTCCATGAATGAGTTAATATCTTCTATGTAAGGGCAGTCTTCAATATGTGCTTTTATATCTGATATTAATTGTGTTACATCTGTTATTTTTGGTTTTATTGTAGTACTATAAATTCTTAAATCACCTCTGTTTAAATACACTAAAAATTCAAATTCTAACCAACCTTTACTCAAATTGTAACTAGTTGATAACACTACATTTTCTTTTTTCATATTTCTTTCCTCCTATTAAATTAAAATAATATAAATAAATATATATAATTATTGGTTTTATAAAAAAATTGGTAAAAAAAAAAGAAAGAGACCCGATTTAACAGGTCTCTCAATATCTTATTTCATAGCTACTTTACCATCACGGATACGAATATGATATACACTAGTAACTCTGGTAGTAGTATCATATTTTTCTATATCTATTTGGTTTGCAGCATTCAAAGCTTGATTAGCATAGTTTACCAGAAATCCTGGTAATTCTGGAACTAGCTCACATAAAACTCCAGCTCTGATATATGTTAAGTAGTCAGCTATGTTATTTAAGCTAAGATTTTTTCCAAACTCCTCCACAACTGCATCTAGATTTTCATCTATAATAGTAGCTTCATCTACTGATTTATATTGTAAATTTGTATTCAAATAGTTGCTCATATTAGCCTTACAACAATCAATATTAAAACTCACGCAAATATTACCATATTTTAATTTCATCTTTACCTCCATTGTTTTATTCTAGCACCAAACTCTTTTTCATATTTATCCTCTTCCTCATCATCCAAAATTATAAATCTAGCATTTGGATAATAAGTTACAGTCTTACGTAATTCAGCATCTGGTGTTTCATTTGGCACCAATACGTAAGATTTACTCCAATCAATTTTAATATCGTGGAGTTTATCCGAATTAGATAAATCCTCCACGATAGCATTTATTTCTTCTAAACTATAATTACTTATATTGATATCAGATAAAAGCTCTATCTTTGCTCTTTGTTCTATCAATATAAGTTCTTGTATTTCAAATTGTCTTCTAGCATAGACATAGCACACTACTACTGCAAATAATAATATACATATGTCGAATATATTAATTCTGTATCCTTTCATTACGTTCCCCCATTATCTTAGTAAATATTTTATTTTCAAGATCAGCGGGATTGAATTCGTTTGCATCTCCTAATATATCCTCTTTATTTACGCCATAATGTTCACACATTTCTTCTGCATTATCTCTTGTAAGCGGACCTACATATATTTTATGGTCTATACGTCCACTTCTTATAAGAGGTTCTGGAAGTAATTCTATATTATTTGTAGTGATGATTAATATGATATTATTTGGACTTATATTACTATCCAAGAATTGCATAAGCTTATCAACAGTACGTCCTTTTTGAGCTACTTGTCTAGACTTCTCTTTGTCATCTCCATCTCCACTAAAAGAATCTTTTATTTGGAAACTATATACATATGCCCAGCAAAATCTTCTAACTCTGATTAAATAACTTCCCCACATAAGAGATTTATTAAACTCATTATATAGGTACATGTTATTATTAGTTAAAAGCTTTCTACTACCTTCGCTATAACAGTTATTTATCAACCATTCTTTAACCTTAGTTTCCATATATGCTCCAGATACAGATACACCCATGATATATCTTCTCTTTACAAATACAAATAGTGCAAAAAACCAATTTCTTATAGTTGATAATAGGTATGTAGCAACTCCAATAAGTGCTACATTATTCAGTGTAAATAATTCTCTAACGTTCATTCTCTTTCCTCCTGTTTATTAATCTTCTAAAACTATTGCGGAACCACCTATAATTCCGTTTAAATACATATTATTATATTCTCCATAGACTATCTTATTATCTCCTATAGTTCTATGGTTATACTTGCTTATAGCATCTATTATAAGCTGTTTATGTGTAAGATTTCTTAAAGCAGCACTTCCATGACGTAGTAATCTATCTGGTGTGAAATACTCTATTGTATTAACTCTGTATTCGTTTGTAGAGACTTTCTTAATAATGTATTCATCAAAGCCTTTATTCTCAATACAGAAAGTACACAATTCTTTAAGCATTATTTCTATTATAGCACTACGTATTTTACCTGGAATTATGTATCCATTATTACTTATATACATTAAGAAATTTCCTACACTATGTTTACTAAATCCGAATCTCTTAAATGTCTGTAATACAACTCTAAGAGCTCCATCATCAATCTTTTCAATCATATGATAGTCTTTTTCTTTTGTAACATCTATAATCTTTCCTATTCTTGTTTGTAAATTTACAGTCCAATCATCAGGGAAGACATAGTTAATGATATTATAATCTCTGATATTTCTACTATGTGTAAAGCCTCTTTTAAATAATGCTATAGCTTTAAGCATTCCTACAAGCTCCATAGTAGCTAATTTAATCTTTTCTACATCTAATTTTTCTTTTACTGTAGCTTTCTCATCATAATCTATGTGGTTAAATCCAAAGCTTATATTAAGTCCTACATCCAGTTTAAATAACCTAGAGGCATTTCTTACATTAGAACTCAATAAATAGTTATATACTTTATCATATACTTCCCAAGTATCTGTTAACACTACTCCAGATTTCCATATATCATTTATAAATGTTATAAGTTCCGGTCCATATTTAACAGAAGTATTCTTACAGATATCTAAAGTAAGATTATTTATAAGTCCTGGTGTATCAAAATGATTTATAAAGAATACTCCTATTCCTAAAGCATTAAATGTACAAGTTCTGTTTACATTATTATTAGTTATGATATGAGCAAATTGTGCAAGTGCTCCTCCTAAACTATGTCCTGTAAAGTATATCTTAGCTTGTGCCATTTTAGCCTCTTTAAGCTTCCACTGTACATGACGTAGAAACCAATATGTATTAACCAGTTGAGGATTATATTTATTGAATAAGCAAATATCAATGTCTGTCAATTTATCTGCTATATCGTCCGTTCCTCTGTAAACTATGATGATTTGCTCTGTTTCTTTATTTAAAAAAGCAGAAGCGTAAAAGCCATTTGACTTTTTATAATCTTCTAGATTCAATCCTATGTCGCTGACTCTTGATTTAATTAGTCCAGAACCAAATAAATCACTCATAAGTTTTAAGTCATTTGCAGCATAGAAAAGCTCCCACTTCTCAAATTCACTACCCCAGATAGGGACTTGGTAGTCCCCATCTTCAGAGTAGCATGCAAACAGACATCTAGTTTTGACATTGTTGTCCTCAGGTATTTTATTGAAAAATTCTTCATTGAATAACGCGTCCATCACGTTAGTCCCTTCTGGGATACGCATCCAGTTCAGGTATCCCATTTGAGCAAATCCTGCATATACTATGTCTTTTATGTCTTTTGCCATTATTATTCAACTCCTATTTCTTTATATAATTTTTTAATTCTTCTAAAGCATTTTCTACAGACGCTAGTCTGCTGTTTAATATTTTAATTATGTTTATCATATTATTTTTATTAATGTCAATGTTGTCAATAGACTTTTCTTCAATTTCTGCTTCTATTTCTGAAATGTATCCTTTATATTCATCAAGAGTTCCTTTAAATATATGATTACCATTTATTCTTTTTAAATATTCTAATTTCTCTTCTGGAGTATTATATTCTGTAATATCGCTATATGAACGTGTTATGTCCAATAAGTCATTTTCATATGACCCAGTCACTTCTATGCTTCTACGATATCCAACTTTATTATCAGGGTCCCATAACACTATAACAGCAGACCCATGTGTTATTATTTTACCATCATAAACTGACTTATATGCTGCTACAATCAAATCTTCAGCTATCTCTCTAAAGCTATCTATACAGTATATAGTGTCATCATCCAATGTAAATGCTACATCATTTGTGTTTATAATATTAGCTTGATGATACTTAGAAATATAATTGTGCATAAAATTTGTTAAAGTTCTAAGCTGGTCTGGAGCGATTTCGCAATCAACTCCTAATTTAAATATTACATGTCCTTTGTACATAAGCAATCCTCCTTAAAATTATTAAAAATTATTAATCATCCAAAACTTCATCTCTGTCGTCTCTATCCCAAATGTCTAGAAAATCTTGTATATCTTGCTTTATCATAGACTCTTGTGGTAAGTCTATAATAGCAACTTTAAGCCATTCCTTTCTTTTGAATAAACTACTATCATCTGATATATTATTAATCTCTTGTTTAATACCTGGTGTTAAAAGTGATGTATAAAGTGTGTTACATGAACCAACTTTTGTATCATGGTTAAACAAAATACATTCTACAGATATGCTATAATTAAATCCCACTGGTAATAATTCTTCTTCATGTTTAAATAATTCAGCGTATGTTTCAATATATTTATTAAAATCATAAACACATTTTTCATATGCTTTATCCATATTATGAATATTAAACCATATTTCATAAGCTCCATCATACGGATTTTCATTATTACCTCTTTGATTTCTTATATTTGCTGCATTTGCTACTATAAACTTATTTGTAACTAATTTGAATAATCCTTTACTGTATTCATCAACAGGTCCCATTTCATCACATACTTTTACTCTTAGATAAGCTCTTAACATATTTTATTCCCCCTTTAATATAGATTCTAGTGAAGCAACTGCTTCTTCTAAAGCTTCCAATCTATCTTCGACAGACATTTTAGAAATCTTTTCTTTGACTTCACTTCTAAGTTCTTTCAAATATCCATTTACTTCTTCATATATGTCCTCTGACAATCCACACATACTCTTTATAGTGCCAAAGAAATGCTGTCTTTTAACATCATCAGAAGATTCGTCTATTTCAGCTATAGTTTGGAGCAATTCGTGATTACTTCCTCTATTTTTGATTAGTCTTATGACTCCTTTCTTTTCACAAGGATTATAATATACATGTGCAACTGCTACATTATTTATACATCCTGATAAGAACAGTCCTACAGATACGTTTTCCATCTGTCTTCTAATCATATCATAATCACTGGCTGTTATTTTTGAGAAATCATTTTCGTGCATCTCTAATGCATAGTTTGAATATAGAACCTTTATCTTCAGTTCAGACTCTATATTATACTTTACAAACTCTCTTAAGACATATATTACTGACCTATCTACATCTATGTCTGCCGTCGTGTCTAAATTAAATACAATCAAATTCATTTTCTTTTTCCTCCTATTTATTTAACATTTTTTCTTCTAATTTTTCTACAGTTGCGATAAGTTTATTCATCTTTTCTATCACATCATTCATCGTTCTACAAATAGTTACATCTGTATCTTCAGTAGATGTTTCTTCGGTTTTAACTTCAGTTGGTGCTTCAGGATGCAGTTCTCTACGTAATTTATTAAGCTCTTCTGTTAACATATTTTCTACAGTCCAGTTATCAGGTACAAGATTATCTTTCAACATATGTTCTAAAACATTTATTTTAGATCTCAATGAGTCTGTCGATATTGTGGACATTTCATCCTCATCCATATCTCCATCAAAATCCATTTTATATGTAATCATTCCGCCTTCATTAAATTCAGCATCCCAGTTTACAAATTCAACATTGACTTCAACATTATATGCAGTATATGACATTGCTTTTGTAAATTCTAGCATTAATGTCTTAACTTCTGGCCTAAGAGATTTCCATGTTCTCATATCAAAACTTATTTTACTATTATCTACTTCAATAGTATTATCTGATTTATACTCAGTATGTGTATCATATTTATCCTCTATGAGTTTAACTAAATATAATTGAAATAGGTCTGATAATCCTCTTGAATCATATTCATCATGTTTAATGTTTGTTATTATATACGATTTCATTTTCTTTCCTCCTTAAACTTTAAAAAATATCACTATGTATAGCATCTATAAGTCCAACATCGTTAAAATTTTGTATTAAAACTCTGTCAACGCTAGACTCATTCAGAGTAACCAAGTCAGTATAGAATTTCTTATCTATGTAATCATAACCTATATTTGTATATACTCCAGCATTAGTTATTGTATTCCATTTTATAATTTCTATACAGAATACATACCCATCCTCTTCATACTCAGCTATAGACTTTTTTACAAGTTTAATAATCTTTCTAAATACACTATCCAAACCTAGTAACTCACCTCTAATTTCAGTCTCTGTAGTAAATTTAAAACATTTACTATTAGCCACTAGGTGTTTATTCTGTATTCTATGGCCATGTTTTAGTTCTATCTTAGATTTCACTAACTCCATTATCAGTGGAGTTGAGTTTTGTATATGCCTATTAAAGTTATTATAAGCATCTATTACTACGAAATTTAAAATCATGAACAATCCCCCTCCTTATTTAAATCTAAACTGTGTAAAAAACCCTTCTAGCCAATCATATGCATATAAGTATATAAAGAAAATCACTATATATGCAAATAATCTAAATATGCATTTTTTATAGTAGTTATCTTCTAAAGATAAACCTTTTTCTTCAAATGCTCTTGGTATAAATACAAACAGAGCAAACGCATATGCTATACCACATACTACTGCCAATACTTTTATCCACATATTCCCTCCTAGAATGTAGACTCTCTATGAGCCAGACACTTTCTTTTCATATCTATATCAGTACTTCCCATTAATACTAATTTAGATATTAAATCCACTACTTCAGTACTTTCTACTAGAATGCTGTTAATAAGCTTATATTGCATTCTATTAGAGTACATACCTAAAGCTAATGAATTTAGAGCAGACAGTCTAAGCTCATCAATCTCATTATAATATTCTACTACATTATACTTTGTAGTAGACATTTGCTCTTCTACTCTAATTAAGTCCATAACGTCATCTTTAATGTTTCTTATTCTATTGACATGGTCTACTAATTCTATATCTCTGTCAACAGCCTCATTTTTTTGATGAACTTTAATCACGCTAAACATGTTTCCAATCCATTTTTTAAATCTTTTTAATAAACTCATTTTAATACCTCCATTTTAATAAATTAAAAATCAAATAAACCAAAAATTACAGACTCTTCAACCCTCCTTTTTTAAATGTTAACTAGCCACTTAGACAGTTCCATGCCTTAAACATATGTCTTGGGTTAATGGAATTGTGTTTATCTAAGTGACTAGCTAATATATATAATTATCGACTATATAAAAAAATTAATATAATCTCAATATTTTACTATCAGAACTGTTATCTAAAATAGATAATACGTAATCTAATAGTGGGTTAGGGAAGAATGATGCTCCATTTTGTAATATAATTTCCCTTGCACCAGACGTTCTAGCAAAGTATACTTTATTATTATAAAGTAAATCTAGCTTACGTTCTACGCTACGTCCTATTGTATTAAATAGTGGATAATAGAACTCTTCTGATTTACTAGAACGGTCTCCTGCTTTATTTTCTGTTAATGTAGTGTCTACTTTTAAATATAGTCCACTTTTCTTAGATTTCTTTACGTATGTAGTAAAGTCTGGGTCTACTCCTGGCTTATAGAAACCTATTATCACATTAGGAACTACATCATCTCTATTAGCCATTTCTAAGAACTCATTATTAGAAATTGTATCCATATCATTGATAGTAATAGTTGTAGGATAACTTAAATCATATCCATCTTGCCATGTTCCAATATAACCAGTGCTATCTTTAGGAAGTTCTATACTAATTACAGTTTTGTAATTATCTAAGAAATTCTTTGCTGGTTGTATTATAGTAACTAATGATGGTTGTACATAATCTATACATCTATATATATAATGAAGTGAGACAGCTTCTACTAAAATATGCATTGTATTTCCTATTCTAGTTTTAGCTAACACTGTTAATCTAGAACTTGTAGGGTCTTGTTGATTAAATATGTCTGTCTGTAACGCTATAGTTTTAGTAGCATATGGGTCATTATGAATTCTATCATCATTATTGATATCATCCATCCATTCTTCAACGATATCTACTCCATCATCTGGTGTATTATCGTATCTTGTACTTCTATTACTTGGACTAGATTTATATTCATTGACTAATGCTTTAGCAGCCTCTAATGCCGGTCCGGCATCTTTATTATTTACAGTCTTCATATATGTATTATATATACGCTTCCCTGTATTTTCAGCCTTTTCCTCAGTATTAAAATCAAATAGATGTTCGTATAAATATTTTCTATACTCTACTTCATTTGGATAACGCTCTTTCATAAATACATCTTGTGATGTGATGATTGGATGGCTATATGTAAGATTATCAGACACTGCACCTATCCAGCTAGACATTATATTTGCATAACGAGCTCTAGCTAAATCGTTATTAGCAAACCCATTTCTTACATCACTAGCAGAATACAGATATTTAAAGAAGTTTGCAAAATCATCTTCAGTAAATCCTTTAAATGAACCACTGTATAAAGCATACATTAATACTACCGACATAAATCTTCTGGCATCAACTAAATCAGTTCTACCATATAACCAGAATGGATACAATGCGTTATTATCCACAAAACTATTACCAGTATACATACGCTTACTAAATAATTCATGATACATCGTAGTAAATATACTATTTGACAATTCTGCACGTCTAACCCATCTTGTATTATTTGATGCTCTGTCTTCTACTTGCATAACACCTTTCTTTGATGGGTCTTTTGAGCTACTATGCGAGTCTACCATTATAGGTGTTGCAAATGTAGTTTCTGTTATATACATTCCATATCTATGTTTATTTTGCAATGTGATATTAAGTCTAGCGTATACATCAGAACATCCTTTATAGTAATGTTCGTACATATTATTATTACTAACATTTGTATAAGTTCCACTAAACTTAGCATTTGGTTTTGGGGCAGTTATCACACTATCTGGATTAGGTTCTTTAGTGAAATAACTTATATCAGTTGCTGGCTTAGTGTCATAGAAATTAACCATAGGTAGTGTGCTATTACCACCGTAAGTGGCAGCCACATTATCTCTAAGTTCAGAAACAGCTACTAATTTATGTATTGCATTTACTTTCACATTTTTAAATTTAATGTTACGTTGCAATCTTTTAACTGTGAATTCTTTATATGGAGTTGGTATCTTGTTCTCAGCTCTATAAAAATTATGGAAATGGTAATTTGGAGAAAACCAATTCGCATTATCCGGAACTATGTCAAAATTCACATCTCTACTCCAAGTTCCTTGTGCATTACGTGTTTCATTTAAATTAGGTTGCACTCTCGTCATATCAACAGCTATTTGATATTTATAAGTCCCTTTTGACTTAAGCTTATCTTGGGTACATTCTATTTCAACATCAACATACATATATTTTCCATCCACATAATAAGTAGAATTATCCCAACTTCTACTAACTATAGCATTCATCATACCATTATAATTAAATACCATTTGTACTTGCTGTATATGAGTTCCAGTGAAACTCATATTTATACCACTTTTTTCGCTCCATTTATCCCAACTCTCCTTAGTGTAGTTTCTAAACTCAGGACTATAAACCCCCAAGCTAGTATATGTTGACGGTACAATCTGTTCAAAACTTATATCTGAAACAGTACCTTTCTTTCTAATTCCTTCAACTGGTTTTGCGATTGGGTCATCTTGTCTTCTAAATGACGCAGCCACGGTTAAATTTATATCATTTACAGGTATTGGAGATATCTTTATTTTTACTAGACCTACACCTGTACCATACATTATTTCTTGCAGATACATATTCATAGCCCTAGAATTTGTATATGTTTCTAATATCAAGTAACCTCCAGAACTATCTTTTTTATCATATAACACATTCGGTCTTGCTGCATTTTGGTCATTAATTATAGTTAGTACACGACTAGGAGGTGTTATCATAGCATATATATCTGGACTAACTGCTTCATTTTTATAAGAAACTAGTAATTCAGTAGTAGTATATAAATCAGGTAATTTATCAATATCATTATATAACATTACACTCATATTTTTCATAGAACCACCAATAATATAATTTTCATGATTTATTGGAAATAGAATGCTGTCATTAATGCTACTCATTATCCTATCTGTAACAGTTCCATCAGTCGTAGCTGATTGATGATTACACCAAAAACCTAATGGAGCTATAGTGAATTTTCTAGTTTTTAACAAATTCGCTGCATTATTTTTATTTATCACACATCCAAATTTATTCACTAATTTATTATCTAAGGTATTATCTGTAGCCATTGCGTTAGCACTATCATCTAGTATAACATTTGACATGTGCACAACTTGAAACTCAGGTTCGCAAAACATAGGTTCTGTTATTATATTAGAGCTATATGCATTCATATAGAATACTCCACCTGAACGGTCTCTGTTGTTTTTACTATTAATTTTAGACTCGTAGTAACCTGATATAATACCTCCAAAATCACTAGAAGATGTCTTTATAGTTCTCATCTGATTTAAAGTGTTAATCATGTCATAACAATCACCATTAGCCTTAAAGTTCTCATTTGGTTCTAAACGAAATGTTAGACTAGATACTGATGAATTACCTTTTGTCAAACCAGGTGCATTTATTTTTAACGGACCATTTCCGTTATTAACCATATAAGTTCCATTAGGATTAAAAAAATCTCCGTATATTTTATTACGGCTATCACTAGGTATGTATGTGTATTTAAATACTAATGATAATAATGTATTAACTGGATGTATACGACTTCTCTCAGATTGCCCACCACTACGTGTTCTAATAGTAGACGCTATTGTAAATATATTACATATATCGTACGCGTTATCTCTAGACAAAACAGCATCTAAAGGGTCATTATCTAGCTTTATTTTCATACTTTTATACACTATATCATTCATACTCATAGTACCAGGTATTATTAAATCACCACCTGGACGTATTTCTTTTACCTTTATACCATTATATTTATATAGATTATAAGCCATTATATAATCTCCATAACTGATATAGTTATCCATCTCAGTTAGGTCCGGACTTGTATACACCTTAGTAAACACATCCCAAGCTGTTTTCATTTCTCCCATTTTAAATAAAGGAGTTTCTATAGTTATAGTCTTTTTATCTGCACTAGCAACGATAGGCGTTTCAGATGTTAATAGCGTTACAGCCTCAGGAGCTATTCTGTTAACTTCTCTATTTTCTAGAATATCTATAAGAGGTTTTATATTAGTACTATATTTATCACGTATTGTATCTGTTATGAATGCTTTACCATTAGTATAGTCGCTATTAACTATAGTGGAATGATTATTTCCAAGTGGAGATTCAGTATTCCAATTAGTATCGTATGGACTATCTAATTTTATTACAGTAGTAGCTTTTATATCTTTAGGTATCATTGTAGGATATTCTAAATAAACGAATAAATTATATGGTGTAATATCGTTTGTATTATACTTATCCTTATCATCACCATAGACTAGGTATTCAACATGCTGTCTATATTTAGCAAGTATGTAGATTGCTATTTTAAGCATAAGGTCTGTAGGATTATCTGTAGTAGAGTCTACTGGTTGCATGGGATACGAAAGCACGTACTCTTTTTCGCTATTATTATATAGTACAACATCTCCATCAAACTGTCTAGTAGTAACCATACTTACTACTTTTGGTTGCAGTACTATATCATCTTTGAATGTAATGTTGATATACTTTGCACTACTATATCCAGATTGATATGCGATAGGACTACCAAAAGCAGCTCCAGAAAATGGTGCTGTAGTTTCATTACCAGAATATTGACTAATTACACTTGTAGTGTATTCGTATTTATCTAACGCTTTACCAGTATCTTTAGTAAATTTACTTATATCTACCATTTGATTTATTATTCCATTATTAGGAACGTATACTTGAAATGACTTTGCTGAAGTTGTAGCATTAGCTAGTGGTATAGCACCACTATCTTCAACTACAAATACTTTAGATTTATCAGAAAATGCAGTTGAATTTTTGTCTATAGTAGCTCCAGTTAGATTAAAGTGAACTAAAGTATGATTTCTTAATCTACTATCAACTAAACTTAACTTTGTAAATTTAGTAATGACTTCAAAGTTATAGACTTCTCTATCTACAGTAAACTCAGTCCATACTGCATAACCAGCATATATGTTATCATTTTCTCCAGTTGGGTCATGTTCTTCACTTACTGCTATAGATGTAAAATCTAATTCGCCTTGACCATATGCTATATTAGGATCATGTATCACATCCCATCCCCCGGTACTATTCTGTAATGTTAGTTTAGTGTGAATATCGTATGTGCTAACTTCATCGTAATAGTTCATATGTCTGTATCTATTAGTAAGCTCACGTATTCTTCCATATTTGACAACATCTCCTATTCTAGTACTATGTAACATTTGAGTAGAAGTAAAGTTTAATTCTGGATATTGTGGAAACTTAAAAGCCATATTAAGTGTAATAACGTTATCCTGTCTTACAGATATCATTAGATTACCATTATCAAATTCTCCATCTTTCCATCTATCAAAATTACTAGATACTCCAGAACCATAAGTCCATATAACATCACCATTAGGAGACTCTAACGTATTAAGAACATAATCAGAGTTAGATATTCTTACTAAGCGTGCTATAGTATTAGCCATGTTTCTTAAATCATTCTCATTACGTTCTCTAGTATTCGTAATCTTATATTTATATTGACCAGTAGTTTCATTGTACTCTGGACTTCTTTTAACTTGTGTATCAAAATCTACCATAGTCTTATCTTTAGATTTAAAGTATAAATCTTTAGTAGCTGGTCTATTTTGAACACCAGTTAATTTAATTGACTTGTAGTTAGTATTACTGAATGTAGCTGTCTTAAGCTCATTTAGAGAATTATAATGTGTATTAGATAGTACATGTCCATCAGCATCTTTTTCTTCTACATCAAATCCTCTATTAAATATATCTAAATCCCATTGCCACTTATAATCATTTCTCCAATTAACAAGAGCTTCATTTAAAACTTTTCCATGTTCATCTAACGGAATATTAGACGCAGTAGCTCCATCAAAGAATACATCTATATAAGGATAATCCCCCGCTACTTTTTCAGCTAATTCTATCTTAATAGTAATATCAGCTGGTAAAGAAACAGTCTTTAAATCATTTAAAGATGTATAATCTGTAGAAACAGGATTTTCACCTTTAGTTATAGTAGTAACTTTAGAGACTTTTCTAGTAGGATGGTTTCTTCTTATAAGCTTTTCTATGTATGCTATAGAGTCTTCTGAAAGTCCTTGATTAAGTTCGTATTTGACTAATGATAAATCTTTACTATCGTCATATAGAACTTTCGCATAACGAATATTATCTATAAATTCAGCAGAACTTCTGAATATAAGACTTTGATATTTATTTGGTTCTCTTGCTATAACTGAAAGAGTAAATACACCCTCTGGTTTATTTGGAACATATATTCTATGATAGCCATCATATATATCCCCAGCATCTATCTTTCCATTATATTCAAATAACATATCTCCATCATCATTTTCAATACGTACCCAGAATGTAGTACCTAATGGAAACGATGCTCCTGGATTTTGTCTTATGTCTAAGTTTACTAGTGGTATTACGTCTAAATGAGCATTACTAAACCAAGGTTGTTCAGTACGTTCTACAGTGACAGTATCTTCTTTTTTAACATTGGCACTAGTCCAAGTAGCGTCTGTCTTATTCTTCATAGTAGCCACTACTTTATAATTATTAACAGTTCTAGGGAATTTAAGCTTATCGTATGCTATTCTATTATTAAGTAATTCCCATTCTGCTACTGTAGCTGTACTTGTAGTAAGTGTTTCATTATCATCTACATTAATAACATCTACAGTTATTTCAAAATCATTTTTCTTATTATTAGGAACATTTGTAGTAAATGTTATTTCTAATAATTCATCATCTATATAGTTTATATACGGAGGCATATAAACTCTAGATACAAGTTTATTTATTCCTATTTCTTTAGGAACTGCTCTAGTAATCACTTTATCTAATCTTTGGAATGTATTATTAACTCTTCCTCTATACCAGTCTGCAAATAATGGATTAGTGTCATTTTTAGGACGTATCCATAAAGTGAAGTTTTGTCTACTTAGTATATTTTCTAAGTCACTTGCATCATACAATATGTATTTATCAAGCTGTCTATTTAATGGGTCATAATTTGTAGTAGGATTAGATGTAACCATACCGTGTTCATTTACATAGAACGAATATAGCTTAGTATTTTCATTAGGAATATTATCCTCAAGTTCCATCATAAGTATACATTCCATATGAGCATATTTAGTTCCAACATTAAGCTTTAAGTTAGATATCATATTATCTTCAGTAGCTACAGTCTCAAAGAAATCATTCCATATATCATCTTCTATTATAGAAGTATGAGTTAATTTCTCATCAAATATAGACGGTACATTATATGTAACTGTCTTTCTAACGCTACCAAAAGCATCAAATGATTTTATAGTAAATTCATAACTACCTCCATACGGAATTATAACGTCTGGGTTATTATGTGTAAATGAATTGATTCCATCTGTATCGTAGTGGTTA